TTGTCGATGGGCGTGGCCTCCAGCGTGGCTTTTAGCGATTCGCTCATGACGAAACAGAAACCGTTCATCTCCACTCCTGTCGCCGCCACTGATCCCTTCATGCTGATGAGCTCTGCGAAGGTCGGCACCTTACCGGCAAACGTAACCTGTGCCTTCGCCCCCTTTGCTGGTCCGTAGAAGTCCGAGCTAAACTTCTCATGAGAGAACGCCACATGGTTGATTTGACGAACGATGCCCATACGGCACTGGTTGGCGATGAGCGCCTTGAGGTCTGTATTGGTGTCGTTGATTGCCTGGTTGTTCACTCGCATGGTGATGCCCAGACGCACCTTCTTGGCCACGATCTTCGTCATGTCCAACTTGCTCTCGTTGAGCTCGACGCTCTCGCCCTCGATGGTCGCTTCCACGCTGCCCATTACCGGCCACTGCAGTTTTCCTACCACGCCTGTCTGAACAGGGATGCCTACCTTATCCCAGATGAGACCGCTCTCCAGGGGAGGCAGAATGTCTTTGATTGTCAACGGTTCCAGACCGCCCGCATCCACATCCGTTGTGTTGAAGGCCTCACGGCGCAGCGTCACCTCACGCTGGGTCTTCGCCTGCAGAATCTCACGCAGCTGTGCGTTGGCATCCTGCTTCTTCTCCGGAAGCGAGCGCTGGAACTCCGTCTGCTGTGCGTTCAGAGCGATCTCACGGCCCAGGCTGTCAAACTCACTCTTGAGGTGCTGATATTTCACCGCCTCTTCCGCTGACAGCGCCTCTCTCTTCTCGGCCTTCACCTTGTCGGTGATTTCGTTCATGCTCACATTCACGGCCTCTCTTTTCTTCAAGAGCGCCTCTCTCTCTGTCAGCAGCTGGCTGACTGTTTTAAATTTTTCGTTCATAATAACTAACTAATTAATCCAACTAATAATTCAGTTCACGTTCTCTTTGCTCACGCTCCATCTCCATCAGCGTGGGACCTTTCATCTCTTGCTTCGGTGCTTCTTCACGCTGTTCCTCTTCCTTGAGGCGGAAGCCGGTACTTTCGACTTCACGTGCTGTCACGGAAGTCTCCGTGTACGCTGGGTCTGACGCAATGGTCATCTCCATCACCTCCGATATCTTGTTCACGTGGCGAATCAACTCCTTGTCCTTGCCCTTCTCGTAGCTGACGTTGTGGCTCTCGTCAGTCCAATAGGTGAATGAAGAGCCAGACAGGTCTCCACGCTTCACGAGCTCCAGCGCTGTGTTGCCGTCCGGTGTGTTCGGCGCCTCGAAAGAATATTTCACGCCTTTGTCATCCACCTCCAGCTTGAGCGTACCCTTGCCCTTGTTCGCACGGGCCAGCAGTCTTTCCCTGTTGTGCCAGATGGTCATCTTGATGTCCATTCCGTTCAGTTCTTCCGCTGTGATGGCTCCTTTTTCAATGACCTCTCTGTAAGGGTCACCCCAATAGTCTGCGATGAGCACGCTTTCTTGACCGAAGACGATGGCGTAACCCTCGATTGTTCTGGATTCGCTGCCGTCTGCGTTCTCCCTCATGTGCGGCGTATACATACCTCCGCATCCATGTCGCAATTCTTCTCTTCTCTTAGTCACTCCCATTTTTGATGTACTAATTTAGAACTTCTACATATAACTGATGATATACTGCTTTTGTTTACATTACTTTTTCAAGCTCTGTCACTGAGTTTACGATACGGCTTGACGAGCGAATTAAATCCGTACGGCACGACATTCTGCGCAACTCCTGCCACCGCTTCACGATTTCTGTAAAGATGCGCTGCCATTAACATGATGGCACATTTCAACCTGGTAGGGAACCATTCTTTCCCCACTTCTTCTTTCGCCTCTTCACCGTTACGTTCTTCGTATCCCATCTTCAACAGTTCTTCGTCTGTGCGTTGTGTGCCTCTCAGCACACTGTCCTCTGCCGCCAGTCCGTACATTTTGATGAGGTCGTCTTCCTCATCGAAGTCCACACGCATCTGCATTTTCAGTTCGTCAATCGTCACGTACTTCAATTCACTGTTCATATTCACCTCCTTCTTCAATGTAGTCCGCCGTTATCGTCACGCTGCCATCCGTCTTGCTGCGATTCAGCGATACGATACGGTATGTCTTTCCGTCCCATTTCATACGGCAACGTTCCGTCACGTCTTTCGTGTCACGTATTGTGACCACCACCGTATTACTGAGCCAGCTGTCTCCTGCCGTGATGACGTTCCTCCCTTTGTTGAACACCACATTGGCCCACACCATTTTTCTGGGTTCGAACACTACGTCCTGCTGACCCATGTCACCCCTGCGCACCTTTGGCGTAAGGATTGTCACCCGTTCTGTCAGTCTTCCTGCCGTTATCATTTTCCACGTAATTTTGCGGACCCGATGGGTGCCAAGTTGACTGATAAATACGTTTCATCGCCTCCTTCCACCGGTGGCAGGTCCATCTTTCGCCGTATGTCGTTGATGGTGGCCAGTCCCGTCTCGATGAGCGACTTGTTCCAACGTGAGCGTGAGTCAAGGTCCAGCGCATACAGTTTCTCCAGGTTGAAAGCGAACTTGTAATCATCCGTTACATTCGACGGTACCAATTTCGCATTGAACTCACGTTCCACCTCTGTAATGATCGGCTGCAGAGCCTCCACGTAGAACTGGATGTTGCTCATTTCCGTGCTCTTGTAATTAGAGTTCGTGTCGTCCATCAGCTTAGAAGGGGGAATGTTGAAAAACCTCGCTATCTCACGGATGGTGAACTTCCTGCTCTCAAGGAACTGCATGTCTGCGCTCGTCATTCCGATGGGTGTCAACGTTCCGTCTCCTTTGAGGAAAAGGATGTCGTCTCCTCTGTTCAGGTTGTCTTGCAGGTCATCCTTCATCTTTTCCATCTGTTCATCCTGTGCCTCTCCATACCCTCTGATGGCCTTGTCACCTTGCAGGATGGCCTTGATGCGGCCTCCCGTTGAGAATCGTTTCCACGTTTCGCTATCCGCTGTAGCTGCGATTCCCAATGTGGTGGCCGCATAATGGATTGTACTCAATCCGGTATACCCACCGTCAATCGTAACATTCTTTATGTGAAGAACTTGCTCGGCACGGAATGTTCCCGACACCTTGTTGATGGTGTCCGCTATGTGATACACGTTGTTGTACACGTCGTATGCCACACTTCCTGGCTGGCACAATACCAATCTATGTACGTTCCCTTCCTCGTCAACATCCGGCCAGATATATGCGTTGCCTTTCAACAGTACCTGTTCCACCATGTTCTTGAAGAACACGTAGCTGTTCATCCGCTCGTTGGGTCTCTTCTGCAAGAGGAAGTTGATACGTCGTGCGGCCTCATCACCCGGACTTTTCGTGTCCGGCCCCTTGAAGTAGTCCTGAAAGCGGTCCCTTCTTTTGTATTCCATTTCAAGGACAGCTGCGCCGCTGGATATCAGATACACGGCACGGTATACCGCAGCGATTTTCATCGCAGCTTGGTCGGACCTCACGAACACCTTGTTCTCGCAGTACGTACCGCCCCGTATATCCTTCGTGGCGCTCACTGTCGCCTCTCGGAAAAATCTCTTGAAAATGTTCATCTTTCTTGTTTTGCTTATTTATATAACAGTCAAAACTCCGTTTTTGCTTACAATCATAAAAAATAAAAAAAGACGGGCATGATTTTCTCATGTCCGTCTGTCACATTCTGACCGCTTTCAATCCTCTTCCTTTCTTTCTACAAGAACCACATCCACGATGTTCGTCTTATCAATAGTCAAAATCGTCGCAAAGCTCGCTTCCTTTCCCAGCCACTTGAAGAATCTTTTCGTGGCCTCATCCGTGTCATCCGCTCTTACCGCCACGTTCATTTTACTCTTGCTGTCACCGAATTTATGTTCGATTTTGAAATATGCAAGTCCTTCCGGAACTGCAATGTCCAGCACTTCATCCATATCGTCCAAACCCACACAGCACGTTATCGCACTCTTTTTGATTGTTTTTACTTGGAACTCCACGAATTCCTTTTCTTTTCCTTCTGCCCATTGCGTCGCTCTTCCTTCCGCTTCCGTGAAACTTTGTGCATCTACAAGAAGCGTTGCTTTTTTTCTTTTGCCGTCACCCAATACAAAGAGTGACACGCCTACTTCGTAAAAAATCATAAGTCCTAAATTTTATGTTAAACAAATTTTATCTTTCGTGGGCGTACATTTCGCCCAACGTCATCAGCAATGTGATGGTACCGTCTATCTTCCGATACTGTGACACTTTGAACGGCTTCTTGTTTCCGAGTCTGTCCTCGTCTATCACGCAGTTGGTGAGACAGTACACGTTGATGGGGTTGTCGTTCATTTCCACTTTCGGCGGTTCTGCGTATGCCAGCATCTCGAAAGCCTCAACCGGAAGGTTGAATGACCCCTGCGTCTGTTTGTATGGGTGCAATACCTTCGCCGCACCCAGTGCGATCAGTGTATTCACCAGGTCAGGTGCCTTGTACGAATCGTACGCTATACCAATGATGGTCACATTCTTGCTTCGCCTGTTGATGTCGGCCGCAATCTGCAACACGTCAATTCGTTCACCCTTGCAGAGTCTTAGATGACCTTCCTCGGCCCATTTTCTGTACAGCGCCTGATTCGGGTGCCCTTCCATGGATCCTTCCGGAAAATAATAGTCCGTGTGGACGTAGAACTTGTGCAGGCCCGTGCTGTATACCGTGTAACTTACCGCTGAAAAATCGTCACGTGTCGATAGGTCGAAAGACACTGCGCAGTCCACTCCCTTCGCCATGTCGATGTCGAAGCTCCCTATCAGCTCTTTCGCCTTTTTCGATGTGAACCACATCCTGTTCTCGTTCACTGCGAAAACGTTCAGCAACTTATTCCGAAACGCAACCATCTTCGTTTCCGATACTTGTGCGTCGGCGTATTCCTTCTCATAGAAGTCTTCATTCACCGTCACGCCCAGGTGTGGCTGCACCTTTCGCCATGTCGCTGGGTCATCTTCCCTGTCGTTCGGGTCCGGCATGAAGAGTGATGCGAATATCGTGTCGTTCTTCATCTCTCCCCGTAGGATTCTTTTCACGCCATTCAATTCCTCATAGAACGGCCCGTCAAGCACGTCGCTGGCCGTGGTGATGACGACAGTCAGCGGCTCTCGCCTCGTACCCATGGATGTTGTCAGCGTATTTTTCAAGTCGTCCCCTCTTTTCGTGGCCGTATTTCTTGCTTGGGCGTACTCATCAATGATCGCCAGGCTCGCCATCAAGCCATCCTTTGTCTTTGCGTCACCGCTCAGACACGTGATGCTGCTGTCCCTCTCGTTGTTCCTAAACGTGATCTCTTCACGGTTGACCTTGAAGTGCCGCCCTTTGGCGTCAAAACCTTTCATGATACTCTTGATTTCCTTGAAGCAAATCTGGGCCTGCTTATAAGAGTTCGCCGCCACATAGCTCTGCGCATTCTCGTCTCCAAACAGCATGTCCCACACCGTGAGTGAGGCTGCGCTGGTCGTCTTGCTGAACTTTCTCGGCACGAATATATACGCCGGTCGTGTGATCCGCCGTCCTTGAGTGTCCACGAACCCGAAGATATTCGCATATTGGAAGCA